ACCTGCTCCTGCAACTTTGTTATTGGCAATGGTTTCTAGTTCACCCAGGTATGCATTGTGAACCAAATTGACTACGCTCTTTTGAGCAATATTTAATGCATCAAGTTTTGCGGATTGAGTGAATGAAGATTCCTGAGGATCCTCAAGTCTTAATCCTAAAGTTGATAACATTTCGTTACCTGTCATTTTTATCTCCTAATAATTAAGCCAGGTTGGCCTAGATAAACCAGGCCAACCCAACAGTGATTCGTAAAGAAAAATCCGCTTACGATGAAGTGACAGTTTCCCAGCTACCAGTAGCTGCATTGTCTGCAGTAACGCAAACATGCATTTTACCAGTTGCTCGGTTCACATACACTGAGCCTTTTCTAGCTGCATGAGAAGGTACACCTGAACCTGAGTACACATGTATTGCTCCAATTGCAGTATAGACAAAGCCCCCAGCATCCCGTTCACCAAGTACGCCAGACTTTTTCTTATCAATAGCAGCTTGACTTGTAGCCATTGTTATTACTCCTAGCTATAGCTTGTTGCCAGGCCAGTGATTTTCCCTTGTTTGGCACAGTTTGACACAGTCAAAGCACCAAGCCATAGGATCTTCGCCACGGCAGCATCTTGGTTTACAGGTTTCTGGAAACCTTCAAAAGTGAAGTTTCTTTTACGATGATGTCTAAATTGCAGATAATTTTCATTCAAGAAAAACATCATCCCAGCAGGACAGTGATCATCAACAACAACAGGCGTTCCCCGATACATCAGATTCTGGAAACCAGCATCTGCTAGAGACTTATCCGAAGCACCAAACCGCTTTTGAGCAGCTAGGGATTCTTCATAAGCATCAAATACCACTTGGGTAGTTACTATTAATGTTGGGGCATCACTTCCAACGGTACATTGTCCGTACATGTTGCGGATCTGCTTATGGATATATTCTGCATGAGCAGAATTAACCAGGTTTGCATAAGTGGTAGAACCACTAGCAGCTTCTTTAGCTGCCCACCACGGGTAATCCCCACGGTCAATTCCACCAACATCTGCACCAGACGGATCCGTTGCATCAATGATAGCCTGGAGGCCTAAAAAGCCACCAGCAACTCCAGAGCCTGAAGCTGCTACGCCATCACTATCCGAATACAATTGATCTCCGAACATGTCCTTGATTGATTTCTCTGCATTTTTGACCTTGGCTTCAAGAAGATCTATAACTCTTTCCGCACCATCATTCAACGCTTCTTCTTTTCCAGAAATGGAAATAGTAGCGTAGGATTGGACCCAGTCAAAACTGGCATCCGTGGCAAACTCGGTGGGGCTCGTGTCTAAAATTTCATATCCTGAATAAAAGCCTTTTGCATCCGCTTTAGCGTATTCAAGAGGTTGTAAAACCTTGTTACCTGAAGCAGCAGCTTTGGATTTTCTAAGCATTCTATGAGTTAAGACATTAGAGTTAAAGATATTATCTACCATCAAAGGGATATATTTATCCCTGGTCAAAGCACTTAGGTTGTCATATGCTAAAGGCATATTTTACTCCTTTGTGTTTTTTATTGATACAGATCGTATTTTAGGCCAACCTCTCGTGCTTCGTCATAATCCTGAGGCTTCGTATTCACTGGTGATCGCTCACCTTCATGTTTAACATCTGCCTCTGGAACTGACTTGCTAGATTTGGCCTCTTCCAGTGTTTTAACGGCTTTCGCAAAAGCACTATCTACAGCAGCTTGATGATTAGTTAGTATAAATGCATCTTCTAAATCAGACATCCCTTTGTCTACAGCGGTCTGTAATACTTCCTGGACCGCCTCGGTCTGTCCATCCAATTCAGGATGAGCCTTGACCAGGGCCTGGATATCTCGCTCCACTGCCTGATTAGCTTCTTGCATTTCTAACTTATCTTCTAACTCCTGGATCCTGGAATTGACTTTATCATCAACTACAAGTTCCTTCGTGTCCTGTCTAATTGCTTCACTTGGCCCTTCAACTTCCTTTGTAAATAGAGAATGATCCTCACCCAGATAATCCTTCAGAGTATCCATTAGATCTTCATCCTTGCGGAGATCTGACCATTTTTTGGATTCCTGATCAATAGCCTTTCGCTGATCGGCTACTTCCTGGGCTTTTTGAGTGTTGGACTTTTGCCATTCGCTTCTGTTCTTGGAGTCATCTAAGGCTAACCTTATATCCTCATAGGAATGGACATTTCCATCAATCTCTACTTCTTCGATTGAAGGTGCTTCTTCAGCCTCTGCCTGTTGCTCAGTTTCCTGAGACTGGTCTTCTGCTACGGTTGCTTCCTCACCGCTGGGTTCACTACTAGCTTCTGTAGGTTCTGCTGCAGTAGAGCCTTCCTCGACCAAGAGGGATGCTGCAACTTCTGCATCTACTTCTGCTCCGTAGATCCCACCTTCTATGTTCTCTGACATAAATGTG